GATAGTACACTTCTCTACCGTCAGCAAAATCTCCATGTGCATATTGTTTCTGTTGTGCTATTGCCGCAACATACAAAGAAGTTGTAGTTTTACCACATTTTGGTTGCCCTGTCAAGATAACAAAACTACCTTCTGGTATTCCACCATTTAAAGCTATATCTAAAGAAGGACTGATTGGAATATTAATAATCTTTTTATCTACTACAGAATTAGCAGATAATATGATATCATCACCAAAGCTTTTCTTAATATCAGTCTGTATGCTCATTGTCTATGTCCTCTAGTTTAGATAATATGTTATTTTTAGTTTTTGTTTTTCTAAATGTTTTACCATCAACTCTTTCAATAGGTTTTGAAAGTTTATTATTTTCTGTCGCTAATTTTTTCTGTTCTAGTTTTATAACAGGTAACAAATAAGGAGCCCTTAACGAATATGTGTTTCTAGTTTTAGGATTCTTAAGTGCTCTTATTATAGCCTTAGCATCATACTTTTTCAATAGTTTGTGTGCAGTGCCAATTTGACCTTTATAAAATTTCTCCCATTCTTTATTTAACCAAAATCTATAATGCAAGTCTTTCTTTTGTCTCTTGGCTTGTTTTTCACATATTATTTCTGTAATATATTGAGCAGCAGAGACTTCTTTACCATTAGAATATTTTGATATATACACAGACCCACCTATTGGTTAGGCTTGTAAATATATGATTCTGGATTTCTAATAGATTGACTTGGCTTGGATTGTTCAATAGCTTGTGAAGCTTCGCCTGTCATTATGGTAACACCAGATTTCCCACTACCTGTTTCGTTTACCATAAGCTTTTTAGCTGCTGAAACCTTTTCTGTTTTAGTTTTTACATCGCCGTTTGAAGCAGCATTTTTTTCCAAAATACTACCAACCTGTTTAACAGTTAAGTTCAATTCTGATGCAATATTTTCTGGCGACATATTTTCACTATCAAGCCACCTAATTGCATAAGACTGTGCTTTAGTTATTCTTCCCATTATATTAATTCCCTTTCAGTATTTAATAACCATGACTTTACGCCAGTTTTCAAAAAGCTTACATAATAATCAAAAGCCTTTTGGTTAACCATAATAAATTTTGAACCTTGTCTATATGCAGAACTATACGAGTCCTGTTCATTACCTAGTTGGTTATTAGGATCTATTGGTTTACTTGAACTGTCGCACTTTATCATAAGGCGATAAGATCCATTATCACGAAATATTTTTTTAGCAAACACCGTGTCGTTATTCTCTTTGGTTCTTGGGTTGTTGTTTTCGTCTAAAAAATCTTCTTGTCCCGTAGTTGTATAAAATTCATCATCACCAGACACTATCTTGTCATTTTTTGCTGTTGTTATAAAATCATCCATCTTTGAGTTCCTTTGCTGTATTAACTAAAGATTCCTGAAAATGTGTTAAAAAGGTCTGCATATACTCTATGGCATCATCACCTTCTGGTACTGGCATATGAAAATTTGTTTTATGTATTTTCTTTAGTTTTGCATTTTCTCTTTTTTCGTTTTGTTCAAAAATACTAGATTCCACACTAAAGACTATTTCATGAGCAGCATCTGTCAATTGTTTAGGAGTAGTGTCTAATTCGTCATATTGGAAAAACTCAGCTCTTTTTTCTGGGTCTTCCATGATTTCTTTTATCTTTTGTTCTATATTTACGTCCATTTAGTTTTAGGTCCTCTTCTGATTTTTTTAGAACCATTAGGCATTGGTTTTTGAAATGCAGCATCTTTGTATTCATTATGTTTATGATACAAATGCGCTTTATGATCGTCGCTCATTCTGTCTCTGTTTCTATTGGCTAAGTCTCCTAGTTTTATTTGATCATCAGATTTAACAACACTACCTGTCATGTTCTGTAAATCTGCGCTATAAGACCGTTCTATTTTTTTACTATTGCATTTAGGACATTTTGATTTATTGGCAGAATTGTCGTAATTGCTATAACTAGCAAAAATTTCAAACACATGATTGCATTTAGCACACTGAAAAGTATAAACTGGCATACTATACTAAATCCCTATTTATTTCTTTAATCCACGCAGAGTTTTGACTAGTTAAAAATTTTAAATATTTATTAAAAACATAATAATTAACTTGAACAAAACTGTATTTGGATTTACAAGTTCTGTCTATAAAATTAGCTGTGGGTTGATTTTTGTTTGTTGGATCATATGCTTGTCTTTTAGCATCAACCGCTATATAAAATTTATATGAGTTATTATCAACTCCTAAATTTGTATCAGAAACTATATGCTTTGGTTTTCTAGATAAGATAGCTTTGGCATACAAAGTGTCTGTATTATCCGTTTCTAGTCTAGGTAATTTATCTTCATCAACATAATCTTCTGAACCAGAAATTGTATAGTATTTATTCATTTTATATAAAGCTACTAATGTATTTTTCCCATATGTCTTTGGACTCTCTATCTATAGTAATAACTTCTTGGTACCAAGGCAAGTATTTCGGAGAAAATTTTGGGATAGTAGGCTGAGAAAGAAGTGTCATATTTGCTTCTTGCGGTGTTTTATTACCCTTTTTAGTATTGCATTTTCTGCAAGCAGTTACGACATTTGTCCAGCTAGTACATATCTTATTGTTCTTAAATCTAGACTTAGGTATAATATGGTCATACGTGAGTTGACTTCTTAATAGGTTTTTGCCACAATATTGACAGCTGTTATTATCTCTAGTGAATAAGTTTCTACGTGATAATTTAACATTAATTCTAGATGACTTAAAATATCTTGTAGTTCTAGCAACAGCAGGTACAGGTATAAGTTTATTATTTGGACAAATTATACTATCATTATACTCTTCTAATATTTGAATATTACAATTAAAATTGTGCAAGTACTTAAGTTGCCATACAATAGCCTTTTTCCAATGTATAATACACATAGGCGTAAAGTCACAATTAAGTACTAAACATTTTCTGTTATGGTTGTTCATCATTATCTAATCTATGAACTATGTCTGCTATAATTGGATTCCTAACAATATCGCTAGTTTCTAACTTGCAAGATCCTACTCCATTGATGTCATGCAAACGGTTTATTAATTGTAAAAAACCACCCTGCTGCTGTCTTTGTAAATCAGACTGTGCAACATCTCCTGTAAGCACCATTTTGCTGTTCATACCTATACGTGTTAAAAGCATCTTTAATTGCTCATATGATGCATTTTGACATTCATCAGCTACAATAAATGCATTATGAAAACTTCTACCTCTCATCAGTCCTAGAGGCACAACTTCAATTTTTCTACTGACTTTTAATTTCGTATAACTCTGCATCTGCAAGAAATAATTAATTTCATCAAATAAAGGAAGCAGATAAGGGTGTAACTTTTCTTCTGCTGTACCCGGTAAATAACCCAGCTTTTCTCCTGCTTCAACCACAGGTCTAGTTATAACAATTTTTTCTACTTTAAAATCAATAATATATTCTAAAGCCATACCAACAGCAATATGTGTTTTACCGCTACCTGGAACACCTTGACAAAAAGTAACAGTATTTTCTGCTACAGTTCTAATATAGTCTTTTTGATTTATGGTTCTAGGCTTCAGCCTATTTTTAAAACCAATGATATTGGATTCTTCGTTAGGCGTTAGCTTATTTGTGGCATCAATAGCCTTTTTGCTTTTTCTTTTTCTCAAAATTTTTACCTCTATAAGAGTAGAATTAAATTAGACAAGCGCCACCGGCACAACTAATTTCCTCTATTCCTACAGTGTTATCCTCAGTTTCCATAAGTTGTGTATAATCAACTTTAGCAAAACTATCGTATAGATCTTTGTATATCTTCCAATTATAAACATCCTTCATGCAGTATGTTAATCTTTTTAAATCACCATCAAAATATTTTTTAGCAAATCTATGCATTTTAACAGCGAATAGTTTTTTATCTTCAGTATCTTTATCTGTTTCTTGAGATAATGTAATATAGTCACAAGCAGACCATAGATTATTATCAAAAGCATTTAGACCTAATTCAATTAATCCAGAGCACCACAGACCAGCATCTCCGTATTCTTTTACAATTTCTCTACTAGTGTAAACAGTTGTAAATGGGGCTTGCGGATAGTCTTTATCTCCACTTTGAGGTATTAGACTAATACCAGCAAAGAATTTTCTATTATCATAAATAAATTTTGTAACATCTTCCCATTCATCTGGCTGTACAGTCACAGTATTACTAACATTATGACTAAGAAAATCTTGTGTACATAATGATCTATTTTTACCGGAATGAACCCAATTCCTTTGAGCGTCTTTTACAACTCCCAGCATCTCTACAGCTGGCAATTGGTTTTTTAATTTTGACCCATCAGGTACTTCTATAGGAAACTTTACAACTTCATCTGTATCATTAGCAGACCAAGCAGATTTTTCACAGGCTTGTGGGTTATAGCTTTTGAAGTATTGATATGGAGGCTCTAATATGTTGGCCTGTACATGCCTAATATATCTTTTAGCATGATGAGGATGGATACCAGAACTTGTGCCAAGCATGCTACTGCTTGTGCCTTCAGGCTTTAAGCAGGTAACTCTTGCTGCTTGATTGATATGTATTTTTTTAGCCAAGGCTTTATTAGTATCTACAGCAATTTTTGCTCCTTTTTTCAGAACCTTTTCTGTTAATACTAATTCATGCTTTTCCATAATGCCAGTTAAAGAAACACCCAGTAAAGCTTCTCTTTCAAAAATAGCATTTGTCGTTTTGCCTAAGTATTCTAAATTTGTAAAACCTGCTTGTAGCGTACCAATAATTGCAGCAGCTTTACATCTTTCATAAAAATCTTCTTCATCGACCACAGACGAACAATTAATAGTAGAAAGATTACACCCTTGCCAGCCAGACTTACCTGTAGCTTCATCTACTGGCCACATACCTACTTCAACACAAGGATTAAAAGTCATTTCGGTAGAATCGCTCCAGATAAAACCTGGTTCACCAAATTCTTTAACAGAATCCATGAGTTTTGAAAACTGCTCATAACTTGTGCTGTCTTTTAATAGTAGCGCTGAATTATTGCTTCTGGCACGCTGAGGATTGTCAACATACCAGTTGCCTGTTTTAGCTTTAGCCATTTCTTCATCGTCAGAACTAAATAGTGCTAACGACGCACTTCTGCGAACACCACCAGATAATACAGCATCGCTTGAGTGCATAATAATATCATAAGCATCA